CAAATGAGCCTTGGTGTAAATTAAATAAAACAATTAAATCTAAAAAATTAATTGATTTTGTTGAAATCTATAAAACAGAAAATAATCTTGACATTGAAGAAGCAGAACTTTTAATTGCATTTTTAAAAAATTGTTTAGACAAAAAAAAACTTCAAAAAGTAAAAGATGTTGTATATGATAAATCAAATGGAATTGTAAAAAATATTCCATCATTATGTTATTTAAAAACAACAAAACATTTTACATTAAAGAATTTAGATAAAAGGGTGTCTACTGTAAAATCGTTAGCACCTAAAAAAATAAATGGAACTATTAAAAATAAAGAGCAAGATGATGATTAGATCATACGATTTATATTATTTATAATAATGTTTATTTATAATAATATTGTTTATAATAATTATATTTATAAACCCTCTAATAAGAATAATAAATAATATAAAAGATTAATTACATACTAATATAATTATGACATACATGAATGATTTAGATGACTTACAAAATATAATAGATACTATAATTTGTCCAGAAATACCATCTATATTTACCGAAGAGTATGCATTAGAATTATTAGAAACCACATTGGAATTGATAGAAGAATATATTACAGATAACCCAACAATAATATCAGAGCCGAATTTTGAAGAACTTGTAATGGAAGAGTTGCGTGAATTTTTCTATATTCAATTTGAAGATTATATTCAAATTGACGAAGATGTTGAATTCGATATTGATGATTTATTGGAAGAAGCGTTTGAAATATATATTACAACTTTTTATACAGAACGTTCAACAAAAAAATTATTAGAAAATAAAAATGAAAGCATTAATACAACTGAAGATAATGATAATAATACTAATACTAATAATAATTCCGATATTAATGAAAATAATATTAATGAAAATATGTCAATTATTCAAAATAAAATAAATAATCTGAGAGATATACCTCAACCTACACAGAGAACAAAGGAATGGTATGAGTTTAGACATAACTTAATTACTGCAAGTAATGCATACAAAGCATTCGAATCACAATCAACAATTAATCAATTAATATATGAAAAATGTAAACCACTAGAAGCATGTATAGAAGAAAATAGTATGCAAAAAATGGTAAACATAAATACCACATTTCATTGGGGACAAAAATATGAACCTTTATCAGTGTTAATTTATGAAGACATGTTTAATACTAAAATAGAGGATTTTGGTTGTATCCAACATTCTACATACAAATTCATAGGCGCATCTCCAGATGGAATTAATGTAGATTTAAATTCTAGTATATATGGTCGTATGTTAGAAATAAAAAATATCGTAAATCGCGAAATAACCGGAATACCAAAGAAAGAATACTGGATACAAACACAACTACAAATGGAAGTATGTGATTTAGACGATTGTGATTTTTTTGAAACAAAATTTACTGAATATTCGGGTTCAAATGCCTTTTTTGAAGAGAATAATAAAACTGAATTAAAGCATATATATAAAGGTTTAATATTGTATTTTAACACACCAGAATCTAAACCATTTTATCTATATAAACCACTTCATATAAAAAAAGATTCAGAAATCAATGTATGGGAAGAAGAAATGATTGAGCATTATCAATCGCAAAATATGGTATGGATAAAAACTATATATTGGAAATTAGAAAAGTTTAGTTGTGTTCTCATATTAAGAAATCGTGAATGGTTTAAAAATAATATTCAACAATTAGGCAATGTTTGGAATATTATTGAAAAAGAGAGAATAGATGGATATGCCCATCGTGCACCTATTAAAAAAGTTAAAAAAGAAATTAATGAACCATTATTAAATAATTCTACTCCGTTGTGTTTGTTGCAAACTATAAAAATATAAATAGTTCTAACTAACTAATTTAATTTTTTTAACTAATCTAATCTAATTTCTAACTAATTTAATTTTTTTAACTAATCTAATCTAATTTCTAACTAATTTAATTTTTTTAACTAATCTAATTAACTATTTACATTTGGATTTGCCATGAAATATCCGATTCGTGTTCCATTTATCTGACTAATTGGTGGTAATGGATAAGTATAATTTGATTTTAATTGTTTTTCTTTATATAATGCTCCACAAAATTCAGCTGGGGTACATCTGCCTACATCTGGATTATTTGAATACCTAATATTATTTGTAATTTGATCGTATGATCCCACTTCAAAAGTAGGATAATGCCACCACATTTTATTTGCAGTTTCTTTGGAAACACTATTTTTTTTTATTATAGGATAACTATCTTGAACTAATACATTATTTTCTGAAAGAGGATACTCACCAGAGGCTTCTTCTAAAGTATAATTTGAAAATGCCTCTAATGTATTAGGTAAATTTAAATTACCGATTAAAGGTAAAGTTATAGCTAATAATAGTATAAGTAATAAAAAAATGTATTTGTTCATATATAAATTATATATTTTTTAATTATTATTAAAAAATAATAGTAAATAATATAATATAAATAATATTATATGGAATATTTAGATTATCCACATAATGATTCCATATCGGATATTAAATTAAATTGTTATCCTTTTGTTTCTTACAATTCGGACCATGACCATTTGATTTATAACAATAAAAACAACAATTATATTTATTTATTTCTTTTTTAAATCCACATTTGCATGTTTTATTATAATTGTATTTTAAGTAATTTTCCGAAAAATATAATCTGGTTTTACTATTATCGCCAGCTAAATGTACTACAAAAGCACGATTCGTTAGACCATATTTATTTATATTATTTAATCTTTCACTTTGATTTGAAGGAAATGTTTGTAGAACTCCGTAAGGTATTATAACACTATAGTCTCTAATTTGGCATAAATTATATTCATACATATGTCTTAAAGCTCCTTGGTCTTGTATGTATCCATGTTTTATGTTATTATATTCATCATTATATTTAATTAATTCATCATTTGTATACCATTCGTTTAAAATATTAATACTAATAGGAGATTTTTTAACAATAATAAATCCAGTGTTAATATCATTTTCATTTTGTTTAAAAATATCGCCACTTAATATAAATAATTTATCAATATATTCTTCAATTACATTAGTAATTGGAGGACTTTCTTTAAAAAAAAATGCATCTGCATCTATCCATATTACATAATCATAATTGTTTAAATGTTCAATTATTAGTGGAATACGTTCCCAATGTGGATTCATATTAGTTCTTTTGTTTTGGCATTTTATAATATTATAACCATATTTACTACAATATTTTGTATTAATAATATAATTTATTTCAGCATAGTTTTTTATATTATCATCAAACCACATTAAAATACATATATTATTTGTCATATATTATAATTAGTAAAGATAATAATTATAGTCTTTTTTGTAAAATTTCTAATACACCATTTATTTGTTGTTGTCTTGAAATAAAATATTTATTATTTACTTCTTCAAGATTTATTAACATATTTTTTATTTCATTTTCCGATAAATTCGATAAAATATTATTCATCAAATTGTCAATATTATTATCTTCAACAATAATTGAAAATAAAGAATAATCTATTAGCTCGTCAAATGCAAAAATGTTATTGTTTTTAGGTTTTATTATTACTGGTATAATGCCTGCATTTATACATTCTGTAAATCTATAACTCCAAGGTAAATCACCCTCTACAACTATTCCAAATAAACTATTTTGCATTAAATCGTCGTAAGTGTAATTATCATTTGTTTTATCTATTATTATATTTTTGTTGCTATTATATTTTTTAAATTTGTTAATAATTTCTATTCTATTATGTGATGCACTAATATTTCCTTTAAATGATATAAAATATTTTTTGTCTATATTATTATTAAATTTATATGTTTTTATTGCAGGAGGACAAATTACAATATTTTTTAAATCTTTGTCTTCTTTAGAATAGCATATATTTATAACATTATGCATAAAAACTATTGGAATATGGTAAAAAATAATTATTTTTTGAAAATTATATAAATTAAATTTGTTTTTTAAAAAATAATTTAAATTAATTATTTGGTATTTTGATTTTGCATAATTGGGATTACCATATATTGGATAATTTGTTTCGTTTGATAAACAAGTTATTAAATAATTTGCTTCTTTTACATTTTTTGTTACAAATGATGAATTATTAAATATTTCATTAATTTCTTTTGAATAAACGCAATAAAAATCTTGTAATTTATTAGTTACGAATATTTTCATATATTATAATATATAATATTTAGTTTATATTTTTTTTACAATAACGATAAAATATTTTTATTATTATTAACAATAAAAAAATATACTTAAAATTATATTTTTAAGATATATAACATAAAAATGTATAATAATGATATGAGAGTTACAAAAAGAGACGGTGAATTACAAGACGTTTCTTTCGATAAAATACTTGAAAGAGTAAAAAAATTATGCCAAGAAGCAAATATTCAAATAAATTATTCTTTTTTAGTTATGAAAGTAATTGAACAATTATATGATACGATAAACACTACTAAAATTGATGAATTAACAGCAGAGCAATGTTTTGCACTTTCTACACATCATATGGACTATGGAACTCTTGCTGCGAGAGTTATTATTTCAAATCATCATAAAAATACTACGCCATTATTTTCAGATGTTGTGCAACAATTATATAATTTTAAAGACATACACAATAAACATGTACCGCTCATTTCAAACACCGTTTATAATTATACATTATATCATGCAGATGAATTAAATAGTATTATAGATCATAATAGAGATTATTTAATTGATTATTTTGGTTTTAAAACTTTGGAAAAAGCATATTTATTAAAAATCGGAGATCGTATTGTAGAAAGAATACAACACATGTGGTTACGTGTAGCAGTAGGAATTCATTGTGAAAATAAAAATGAAAATACCATGAAATTAATTAAAGAAACATATGATTTAATGTCTAATAAATATTTTATACATGCAACACCAACTCTTTTTAATGCCGGAACTCCAAGATCACAATTATCAAGTTGTTATTTAGTTGCAATGGAAGATGATAGTATAGATGGAATTTATAATACATTAAAGGATTGTGCACAAATTTCAAAATATTCTGGTGGAATTGGGTTACATATTCATAATATAAGAGCAAAAGGATCACATATTAGAGGAACAAATGGAAAAACAGATGGCATTGTTCCAATGTTAAAAGTATTTAACAGCACTGCAAAATATGTGAATCAATCTGGAAAAAGAAACGGATCTATTGCGATTTATTTAGAACCTTGGCATCCAGATATTGAAGACTTTCTTGAAATGAGAAAAAATCATGGAGATGAAGAATTAAAAGCACGAGATTTATTTTATGCGATATGGATGTGTGATTTATTTATGGAACGCGTAAAAGAAAATGGTAAATGGTCATTATTTTGTCCAAATGAATGTCCGGGATTGTCAGATGTATATGGTTCGCATTTTAAAGAGTTATACACATCATATGAAAATAATGGTAAGTCTAGAAAAACAATTAATGCTCGTGATTTATGGTTTAAAATTTTAGATTCTCAAATGGAAACTGGAACTCCTTATATTTTATATAAAGATGCTTCAAATGTAAAGTCAAATCAACAAAATATTGGAACAATTAAATCTAGTAATTTATGTTGTGAAATAATACAGTATTCGGATAATAAAGAGACATCTGTTTGCAATTTAGCTTCAATTGGGCTTCCTAGTTTTGTAAATGTAGAAACAAAACAGTTCGACTATAAAAAGCTGCATTATGTAACTAAAGTTGTTACTACCAATTTAAATAAAATAATCGACATTAACTTTTATCCTACAGAAAAAACAAAAACGAGTAATAATCGTCATAGACCTATTGGCCTTGGTGTGCAAGGATTAGCAGATACATTTGTTTTAATGGACGTCCCATTTCATTCAGATAAAGCAAAGGAAATTAATAAATATATATTTGAAACTATTTATCATGCTGCTTTAGAGAGAAGCAATGAATTAACAATTGAAACGTTTGAAGGCCATTATGAGTCTTTTATAGGTTCTCCAGCATCTAAAGGAATTCTACAATTTGATATGTGGAATGTTACACCGAGTGATAGATATAATTGGAATAAACTTAAAGAATCAATTAAAAAATATGGACTAAGAAATTCACTGTTAGTTGCACCAATGCCTACCGCAAGCACATCTCAGATATTAGGATTTAATGAATGTTTTGAGCCATTTACAAGTAATTTATACACAAGACGAACATTAGCCGGTGAATTTATAGTTGTTAACAAATATTTAATGAAAGAATTAATGAACTTAAATGTATGGAATGATAAAATCAAAAATAATATTATTGAGAATAAAGGATCTATTCAACAATTAACATTTTTACCAGAACACATTAGAGAGAAATATAAAATTGTATGGGAAATACCAATGAAACATATAATAGACATGTCTGCTGATCGTGGAGCATACATTTGTCAAAGTCAAAGTTTAAATTTATGGGTAGAAGATCCTAACTATAATATATTAACTTCAATGCATTTTTATTCATGGAATAAAGGATTAAAAACCGGAATTTATTATTTAAGAAGAAAAGCGAAACATCAAGCGCAGCAATTTACTATTGAACCAACAGAAAATAACGATGCAGCAACAGAATCTGGTGATATTATTTGCGAAATGTGCTCAGCATAAAATTAATAAATTTTATAAAATAAAAAATAAGTAAATTTAAAAATAATAAAAAAATAATTAAATTTTTTATTATTTCAAATATCAAACACTCTAATATCTAATATTTAAATTCAGTTTTATATCGTGATTTATCGTGTAATTTTGTTCTAGATTTTAAAAAATCAAAATACTTTTTGGATAAATTATATTGTTCTGGTTTTTTATTTTTCAACACTTCTAAACGAACCTTCATAATCATACCTACTTGCCATATACGTTTATGACTATATTTTTTATCCTTATACAATTTTTCAAGTTTATCAATTGTATTCTTAACATCTTGTATTGTTGTATATTTAATATGAATTGTATCTTTTGGATTTTTATCTATATACACATCAAATGATTTCTTTGGGTTATTAGGATTATATAAAAATCTTTTTTTTGTTTTTGAATTATTTGTTCTTTTTTTGGGTATTATTTTTTTTGTTGTCTTCATATTATAAATAAAGAAATAAACAATTAAAATAAAAAATGTAATTATAAATGATGTAACTATTTAATGAAGTATTTAATGTTAAATAAGCATTTTAATATTAAACTTTTGAATAAATTTTTGTTGTTATATAAAAAATATTATTGAATAAAAATATTTATTTATTACACCTTTTTCATTTACTACAAAGTGAAACGCAGATTATTTATTATTTCCAATTATCTAATACTGTATCCAAATCATCTTCATCTCCTAAATTTTCAATTAAATAATTCGGATTATATAGTTTCTTTACATTCGGTTCTCTTACTTTTTCCCATAACCATTTTCTTAATTGTTTTTTAAATTTTAAACAATAATACAAATGACGAAAATTATTTAATATTTGTACATTTTTTTTTATTTTAATCAAACTATTATTATTTACTATTTCGTAAATAGGATTATTAAAACAATCTAATTCTTCTAGATTTTGCGGTAAATTTGGTAACACATGTAATTGATTATTAATACAATATAATTCTTCTAGATTTTGTGGCAAAGTTGGCAAACAAGTCAACTGATTATTATAACAACATAATATTTTTAAATTTTCAGATAAATTAGGCAACAAAGATAATTGATTATCATTACAATATAATTCTTGTAGATTTTTCGGTAAAGTTGGCAAACAAGTCAACTGATTATCAACACAAAATAAATATTCTATATTTTGTGGTAAAGTAGGCAAACAAGTCAATTGATTATTATCACAAATTAATATTTTTAGATATTGCGGTAAAGTTGGCAAAGAAGTTAATTGATTATGTGAACAATCTAATTTTTCTAGATTTTTGAATCTTGTTAAATCTGGCAAAGATTTAATACCCATACTAGTAATATCAAGTGTTAATATGTCTTCAGATAAAGAATTCAAATATCTTTCAATTTTGAGTATCATTTTGGTATAGTTTATATTACACCTTTTCTAATGTAAAAATGGGCGTTTTAAATGATAAAATATGTATAAATAAAAAAATTGTTTCAATTTTTTATTCTGACAAAATCGGCGTAGTAAATGTCATAACTTTTGAAAAAGGCGCAAAAGATTTTTATTTAATTTAAATTATTTCTTGAAAAAGATTGTTTACATTACTATTATTTTCATTAATTTTATTTTCATTACAATCAATATCTACAATATCTACATTAAATTTTGTATACATAAAACACCGCAAAGTAATAAGCACATCATTTAAAGAGTTGTGTAAATTTTTTGGTTTAGTTTGAAACAATTTTTCATGCAATTCTTCCAGCCTTGGAAATTTTACGTATTTTTTTCCAAATTTAGTCACAGATGTTATATTGCATAAATCAATATTATCTTGCATAGTGCAATACATTTGAGAGTGTTTAGACATTTTTTCTGTAAAATTTGTATACATAGTTTTGCTAGTTATATCTAGATTAGTATCATGAATTATCCTCAAAATTTCGACTTTAATGATATTCAAATCAAAATTAATGTTGTGAGCGACAATCATATCTGCCATAGTAAATTCGGCAATAAATTTATCAATTGCTATATCAATGTGGATACCTTTTTTTTCAGTTATTTCATTAGTTATACCGTGAATTTTGCTTACCTCGTCTGAAATAATAATGTTTTGGGGAATTTTTATTATATCGTCATGTATCCTTACAATTTCATTTTTGTCAGTATCATAAATTATATAGCTAAATTGCACAATATGCGGCCATTTATTTAATGTATCAACGCTCAAAATCTTTGATTGTGGCAGTCCAGTTGTTTCAGTATCAAATACTAATATCAGCATTATTGTAATCTTTTACAGTTTTATTTTTAAATTGTTTGGTAACAAGTTATTAATCTATTTATAATAGATATAATTATATATTAGTATTTCAATTTTTTATTTAATACAAATATAATAAAAAAAAATAAAAAATATTTTTATTTTTTATTTTATTTTTTATTTTTTATTTTTATATTTTATTTTTTATTTTTTATATTTTATTTTTTATATTTTATTTTTTATATTTTATATTTTATATTTTATTTTTTATTTTTTATTTTTTATTTTTTATATTTTATTTTTTATTTTTTATTTTTTATATTTTATTTTTTATATTTTATTTTATTTTTTATATTTTATATTTAATTTAATTTTTGATCCATATTTTTTAGCTTTTCTTCAAGCATCTCGATTCTTCGTTCGTTTGAATCGCCTTGTCGTGTAGTTGGCAAACGATTCCATTTATGTGTTTGTGATGGTTTTGGAAACATTGATAACTCTTCGCCAATATACTCTTCTACGCATTCATCTTCATTATCATTATTTGTATTACATTCAAATAATTGTGATAATGCAAACTCGTGACAATCAGTTTGAGTTGTCGTACAATATAATCCGCTAGTTAAAACATATAGAACGTTAAATACTCCATTTATACGTTTAGCTTGTTTAGCCGATTGTTTTTCCATACAATCTATTGTTGTTTCTAGTTCATATACTCGTTGTTGCAATTCACCAATAGTATTTTCTAAAGCGATTATATGCATATCTTTAGTTATTCCTTCTGATAAATCAGATGAAATCGAAATATCATCGTTCATTTCAATAAAATTAGAGTTCATATTGTAAAAGTTATAATTAGTGATAGTTTATGTAATAATAATACTCTGATACATGGAGATTAAAATCATTTCATTTTTTTTATTTTATTATAAGTTAAATTATATTTATATAATTTTGTATTCTTTTTAGATTTCAATAATTTATTTACATATAGGACAATAATAAAAATTACGACTGATTATATTTAAATTTCCGAGTTGATCAACATATTTTGGATATAAATTGGATGATATTGTTCTTTTATCACTACATGCGCAGCATTTATTAGTAAATTGTAAAGAACATTTATGTCCACATTTTTTAATAGTAACTTTATAATTAGAATAAAATTTACATTTTCCACACTCACAATTTTCAATATTTTCAATATTAAAGCATATAATTTTTCCTGAACGAAGTTTCATTTTTTCAATATAATAATATTCTAATACACAAACTTAAAAATAATTTCATTTTTTTATTTTATATTTTTTTATTTTATATTTTTTTATTTTATATTTTTTTATTTTATATTTTTTTATTTTATATTTTTTTATTTTATATTTTTTTA